CTCTCACGTAAGTCATCGTTCCATTTTTATACGACCCTTCAACAGACTCAGGGCATACCGGAAGCCGTTGCTTTAATCGCTTCATGATTCGTTTTATGGTGACTGAATTTAGTTCTCGCTCTGCTTGATGCATCTCTTCGGACTCTGTGGTGTTTTCGCGAGTCAGTTCGTCTACTTGCCGAACGAGAGAATCGTTTTTCTGTTGCAAAGATTGGACCAGCACGCGTAGTTCAGCAACTTCCAGTTCTGCACTATCGGCTCTTTCTCTCCATTCATTACGCACCACGATAGCCTCTTCGCGATGCTTCTCTGCTGCTGCCAATGACGTGCGTAAAACGTTGACATCATCTTTCAGCAGTTTCAGTCGCCGCAAGCCCTCCTTGTCTCTGCGCAGATATGATTCGAATTCACCAAAACGTTTTTTAACCTGTGCCACACTCATCGTTTATCACTCCACATATCTGCAGGAACACGGACTGACTCTGGCCTTTTATTCGGAGCGATTGACCGCAATTTGTCTTCAATTCGTCGAAGCAGGTGAAAAAACTCATCGATATTTGCAATTCGCTCGCCATGCGTGACCAGATGATCAACAACTGTTTCGGCTGTTTTCAAGGTGCGAAGAAAGACGACGTCTTTTGGTAGTTCTACGGACTGCCGTCCGGTGATGCGTGCCCGCATTTCTGGGTCGTGATGTACGTCCTCTAACCTATCCGACAATACCTTGAAAGGGTTCGATGATTTTGGAAGCGGTGCAAAAAATGTCGTAATGAACGGCATCGCGTCCGCCACCGAAATTCTTGACTGCTTAAGCGTCTGAAGAAAACCGACCACTGGCCTCGATGCTTGTTCGAGCACAGACGATGGCTGAATGTATGGGTGTAGCTCTGTCAGCATCGCGTCAGAAAACTCGGGACCGCCGGCGGCAATGATTCGGTTCTGCACATCAATCGCATCAGCCAAACGTTTCACGTCAGACGTTTTCCAGCCACCCATTTTTGCAACTTGCGAATGGCTCATTCCTCTGCCATTCACGAGAATTTCAACAGCCCTTCTTCGTGTCCATTCAGCAGGTTCTGCCCGTCCCTGCATTCTGGCGTTTGCTAAAACCCGAATGGTTGCGAGAGAGTCCTTTGAATCGGTTTGCACCAAATAGGCTGATACTCGCGTCATCTGCTGCAATTCCGCCGCTGATAAACGTTGCACACCGTCCAAGACACGAAAGCCACGTTCCGTAAAATGCAGAATAGGCGCTGGCGCTGCCGAACCCGCTTCCATCAATGTGGCGTATTCAATCACGGCGTCCTCACGCACGGCGACCGGCCTTCCCAGATTCTCCTTGTTCCACTCCGGGGCAAAATCGTCTGGTAATCGTACTGAATTGCTGTACTCGAACTTGATGCCGAGTGAAGTTAGAAAGTTTTCTGTTCTGCTATCTGCGGTAAACATAAAGCACCATAACAAAGCATTGCACACGGAGTTGCGGTCCGCGCCGAATCTGAATTCCACGTCACCGGCCGCAACCCGGTGAATGCCGTCGTTCTGCCTACTCAGCGGCCTGTAACTTTTGCCACTCTCTGAACGCCGCAGACTTCCGCAGTATCTTCTCGACCGTTGCACTGCGTTCCTGCCCGAACGTCTCAAGGAACGCAGACACATCCACAGACAGCCACAGCGTGACCGAGCCTTTCGGCCCTGTTGGGCCGGGCTTTCGCCCGGCCCCCTTTCGGGCTCCGCCTCTCATCGTTTTGCTTCCTTGTTGCACTCTACGATTACAGCCCAAATTCGTCGGGCCTTTTCAATTGTCACAGTCTGATGTTTTCCGTTGCGGTGAATAATGTGGCAAAACTCTTGTGTGTTTCCGTCTACAAACACTCCGGTCTGAAATGTTTTTGTGTGGCCGTCTCGTGAATCAACAACAGTGAATTCTTTTCGTGTCGCAGTGGTCATCGTTTTGTTCCTTTGTGTGCGGTTGTGTTTCGTTCGACTGAGAGAACTATACGTTCTATCGTTTGATTCCGCAAGCGGTATTCAAACCATTCAGAAAGTTTTTCCAAAATAGTCGAAACTGCACACAGGGAGAGGCAGAACAATGCAATCAACCGGAGGCCGTTGACGCTGCAATCTGCTACCGGGGCTTACTTGCGGCCCCGGTTATTGCAAGCGTTCGCAATCAATCCACAGTGCTGAACGACTCCATTGGATCACCAGATTCGATCCTACTCAATCCTGCCTTGACATTGACACTGATGTCAATCATCGCCGCATCGTATGCTGCGGGGCGTGGAATCGCACCGCATGTGTGAGACTCTATCCAACCGAGCACGTACAGCAGCGCGGACTGCTGACCCGCCACGAATTGCGAACAATCGGGTGAACCCGAGTGCTCGTCCTGCCGTTTTGTTTCAGTCATAGTCTTTTCCTCGCACCGGGTTACCCGTGGCGTTATCGTGACACAATTGGGCCTGCCATGATTTGAACATGGACGCTACTTACAACCTGCATGCCGATTGCTTTTACAGAACCGTCGTTCCGCGTCTGCCAATTTCGCCACAGGCCCGTTGCCGTCTCTCCGGCTGTCAAGTCACCCTCCGTTGCGGTGATCAACCGCCAACGTCTGAAACCCAAGTTCAGCGAAGGGCATACCACCTGGTGACTTGCCGAGCACTAACGCTTGTTGCCCTGCATCTTCGATCGCGGAGGTTTCACTTTGCACCGCTTACAAACGTCGATGCATTCCTGAATCTGAGTTCTAGCCACTGTCCGCCCGCAGACCTTGCAGAAAAACGGTGTTGAAGCCCCCCATAATGATTGGCCACCTCCACCAGACCCAGTATTTCGTGATTCACGTCGTGGTATCATCTCAACTCCGAACAAAAGGCACGATAACAAAGCATTCCACCGGAGTGCCGCACCATCCGTTTTCAGAAATCCACACCGGGCTGCGGCACCCGGTGAACGCTGTCGTTATGCGGACACAGGACACGCATTGGAATGATCGCCACCATTACATCCGATCAGGGGGATATGATCGGAGTGAGAGTATTCCATATAGAATAAATTGTCAAGGCGTCTAAAGTCGTTTTTTACCCTGCTGCCAGCCTTTCTGTTGTGCTTGCGATCAATCCTTGTGCTTGTGGATCCAGTTTTCTGAAATTGTCAATCAGAGTACCTTCGGTGTCAGACTGTTTGCAATCGCCGAGCATGCATTGAGGAACTCGCACGCGCGGGGCTGCGGATTCTAAAATTAAAAGCGGGTCGACGTAGTGCCTGAGTGTTCCAAGATGTGAGCCATGCAGAACACCAACGGCTGAAGGGCTTGCCCGCATCCATTCGTTGAGTGAACGATCTCTCACATGATTCGGCAAAATGACAGCGACGTCACAGAATCGGCAGATCTCGGATAATGAAGCTCGGACGACAGCACCAGACCAGTCAAAGTTGTTGTGGTATGGAAGCCTGACCGGGTCTAGCCATTGGCGAAGCCAAACTGGAACGGGGTATCTGTGACGAAATTTTGTTTTGCTCGCCACATGCTGCAAAACAGCAGGAACGCATGTCAAAGATTTCTGCATTCTGATCACGTCATCGAGCCGGGCCGCAGTCCAATATGACACAGCCAGAAACTGCTGCAGCCACGCAGGGCAGAATTTCCAAATGGCTTCAATGTCTTCAACTGCAACCGGCCTCGGATCTGGTTGTGGGAGTCTGACCTTCTCAATTCGCACGTCATGACCTACAGAACGCAATAACGTTCTCAGGTCTTTGAGCGTTCCACGAATCGTCCAGGCTGAGACGGTGTCGGCTTCTGCAGATTTGCGGAAATCACGTAAATGGATTTCCGTGATTTCTGAAGGCTCTTTGTCTCCGCAGTATTTTGCAAATCGATTTGCTGAATAGATCGGCGTTTTGGCGAGGCCGTTTTGCGTCACGTATTGCTGCGCAAGTTCTGTGATCTTCATTTGTCTGCTCCCGATTAAGGTGAGTCAGACTCCGTCCGGGATAGTGTCCTGATGCATCCGTAATCGATCCACCGATTCAATCAGGACATGATTTTTTTGTGCGTCAAGGCTAGCGAGGTAACCACCTACCCGTAGTAACTCCTTCCGTTCAGGAAATGCAGAGTTTGTACGTGTAAGGCCCTCGTGGTGAAATTGGTAGACACGCACGCTTCAGGAGCGTGTGAGGAAACTCATGCTGGTTCGAATCCAGTCGAGGGCAGATGAGAAAAGCAGGATGGCGAAGCCGAAAGGTCAGCACTCCTGAATCGATAAGTCTCGGAGCTTTCAACTCCTGCTTTTCTCTTGTCTCAGGTATTCCATACGGTATACTGAAGGAATGCAAATGATTCTTACAAAAGAAGCAGGGAAAAAAATTCTCGCAGAAAACCTGCGCCGAATCATGGCGGAGCAGCACGTAACACAAGAGGTGCTCGCCGAAGCTGCAAAGGTTTCGCAATCGCTCATCAGTAAGATCCTGAATGAGAAAGTCTCGCCTGATTCGATCGACGTTCGGAACATCGCCGAAGTGTTGCAGGTCTCACAAGACGACCTTCACGCGCCTCCTCAGAAAAAAAGTTTTAGAAAAACTGGCTGAGTGAGCTTGACGCGATATTCCATATGGAATATTCTTTAACCGTCGGATGGTTTGAAAGCCATCGCGACGGTTTTTTTATCGAGACTTGTCCCCGGTCAGCATGACCACGCCGAAAGGCAATGGGACGCAACACGGAGTTTGTTGCCATGCTTACGATCTTCCGTCTCTTGCGAGACGCCTGGCGCTGCGGTTCATGCGGTGCCGTCAATCAAACGTCCTCTGGTCCTGCCTCTGTCTGTTCGTGCGGCTGCTATCGCCGGAACGGAGGTGCAAAGTGATCAGTGAACTTGCTGCAATCTTCTTTGCTGTCCTCGGCGGAATCGTCTGCTGGGTGATCACTGAAGAAAATCTCCGTCGAAACGACCGCGACTAAACCCCGAAACGCTCCGCACTGGAGGCGGTCTGCGTTAGGGGATCAGGGTCTCAGATTCTGATTGACCGCTTCCAGTGTTTTTTCCGCTGATGGTCTGCGCCGGGTTCGATTCCCGGCAGCGGAATCGTGGTGTGTCCGTGATACGACACCGCAAGACTCATGGATGAGTGCCACGACTCGAACAATGAAAACTGCCGAGTGGAAGCGGCAGGCTCTGATTGTTTCAGAGCATAGGCCAGAGAGCAGTGTGCGATTCGTGCGGAGTCAACACCACTGCCTCTGGTTTTTGAATCTTGAAAGGAAATCAATGGGCGCAAACGTGAAAGGACTCACCGCAGACGAAGTGCTTAATCGTCTGCGAGCTGGTCAACAGTGCAAACAGTCACTGTATCAAGACGGTCGGATCCGTGATCCGCTATGGGGGCGTGTTCTGTCTTGGCGTTTCGAAGACGGAACGCAGGTCACTGCTTCAGCGGTTTCGATTCTGCGAAGACGTGGGCAGATCGCAGTGAGCGAATCTGTGAGCTATCGATTTTTGCGAGTGATCAGCGAAAGGAGTTGCAATGCTTGTGTTGACTCGTCGAGAGGGTGAAGGAATCAGGATCGATGGTGACATCCTGATTCATGTGCTGGAGATCAAGGGCGACAAGATCAGGATTGGCATCGACGCTCCAAAGGAAACGACTGTCCTGCGGTCGGAGATCAGGGATTACCGGGAGGGTGAGCGGTGATTGACCTGATTCAGCAATGGCGTTTTTTTGTGCCAGGGCTTCCGATCGCTCAGCCGCGAACACGATCGACGGCAAGCGGCCGACATTACACGCCAAACAATGGCGTTGTGAAGTGGAAGCGGTCAATTCAGTTTGCGGCACGTCAGCAGTTTTCTGGACTGCGGATGGAAGGCCCGTTCCGAGTGGATCTCGAATTTTTGTTTCCACGTCCAAAGTCAATCACGTGGAAAACGCGTCCAATGCCGTCGATCTGGCACGTCAAAAAACCAGACCGAGACAACCTTGATAAAGCAGTCCTTGACGCACTGACAGGAATCTTTTGGCACGACGACTGTCAGGTCTGCTCAGGAAGTATCGAAAAGCGAATTGCAGGTGGTGGTGATGAGAGTGGTGTTGAGATTTTTGTTTACCGTTTTGAGGAGATGGAATCGTGAAGATTGTTAGCGGCAAGAAAACCAAACCGAGACGGACGCTGTTGTACGGCGTTCACGGTATCGGGAAAAGCACTTGGGCAGCACAGGCACCGAATTGTCTGTTTTTGAATCTTGAAGATGGTCTTGATGACATCGACTGTCAGCGAACGGAGCACATTAAAGCATTGCAACCAGACGCATTGGTCAGTGGACCATCTGTAAATGAAGTGCTGATTCATCTGGCGACTGAAGAGCATGATTTTAAAACCTTGGCAGTCGATTCGATCGATTGGCTGGAAGGGTTGATACATGCTCAGGTGGCACGCGATGCGGGTAAGGATTCAATCGCCGACATTGGTTTTGGCAAGGGTTACGAAGCAGCGTTGAAGTATTGGGATGATTTCATTTTGAAGCTCGACTGGCTGCGAAAAGAAAAAGGCATGCAGATCATTCTGCTTGCTCACTCTGCAATCGTTAAACACTCAGACCCTGAGACTGACTCATTTGATCGCTATCAACCAGCGTTGCACAAGACCGCTTCAGCGATGTTGCAGGAATGGTGTGATGAAGTGCTGTTCGCATCGTATCGCGTCTTCGTGCGAAAAGAGGAACTGGGGTTTAATAAAGAACGTGGAATTGCCGTAGGAGATGGCGAGCGCTACATCAGAACGAAAGAAACAGCCGCCTGTCTCGCAAAAAACCGTCTCGGAAAAGACACCCCAGCGGAAATCGGTTTTTCATGGGCTGAATACGCGAAGTGGTTTCCGAAGAGTGATAGCGGTGTTGAGAAAGTTTCAGTTTCTTCAGTACAGAAAGCAGGGTAGTTGAATGGCCAGTTTGATGGATCTCGATTTGAAAAACGTTCAGCCTGGTGGATCGTTCGAACCGATTCCGCCGGGCGAATATCCCGCTGTGATCGTGAGCAGCGAAAAGAAACCGACACAGACCGGCGGGCAGGGCCTGTCGTTGAAGTTTCAGATTCTGAATGGTCAGTACCAGAACAAAACGCTGTTTGACTGGATCAACATCGTCAACAAATCGACCGAAGCTCAGAACATCGGTCGAAGCCAGTTGAAGTCGATCTGTGTCGCCGTTGGTGTTGAGAATCCACAGCACAGCGAAGAACTTCACAACCGACCGCTGACAATCAAGGTTGCGATCGGCAAAGACCAGAACGGAAACCCGCGAAACGAAATCAAGGGTTACAAGTCACGGACTGACAGCAACAACCAGCAGGCAGCACAGATGCTTGATGACGCTTTCAACACTCCCGCGTCCGCTCCAGCCGCAAAAGCGAATCCATTCGCCAAGCAGTGAATCTCCACGACGGCCGCTGCGGTGTAGCAGCGGCATCACGAGTGGCTCGGCAGTGTAGACAGCTCTCACTGCCGGGCTCTTTTTATCCCCTGAAAGGAGTCGCCATGCTTGAAAAACAGTGGTCAGATTACATCGACGATCCGGAAGAGTGGTCTGACCGATGCGCGAGCGATCCACAATGGGTTGCGGAATGCTTGTCGCGAATCGGCCGGTTTGGTGGACAGCATCCGAAAGCGACCGTTCTTGCTCATAGTCTGGATCTGTTTGAACGGCTGTCAAGCCAGCCTGCACAGGTTCAGTTGTGGTCTTTGTATCACGACGCTCACGAGATCCTGACAAGTGACATTCCTCGAAAGTTCAAACACGAGGACATCACACGTTTTCAGAACCTGTGTGATGCATTGCTTCAGGAAAAGCTTGGCGTCCTCGTCATCGATTCGATCGTCCTGAGAATGGACATCAAACAGGGTGACCACGAACGCAAATACTGGGAGCACTACCACAGCATGTGGTCTGACATGCGAGTTGCTCACCAGATCGACGCATTTGTAAACCGTACCAACCTCATGAAAGGATTTTTGAAATGAGTGAAATCACAATCGAAGAAACGCAGGCACCTGTAGACGCGTTGATCGTATCAACGCTGGCAGAGTTTCGTCCTGACGAACTGGCAATTGCAAACGTGCGTGAGTTTGGAAATCTGACCGTTGCGACGGTCGGCATCAAAGCCGTCACTGAAGCTCGCAAGACGGTAAAGCGATTGCGTCTTGAGATCAACAAACGGCGGCAGGATCTGAACGAAGGGGCTCTGAAGTATCAGCGAGCGATTAACGCAGAAGCCAAACGGCTGATTGCCGAAATCGAACCAATCGAAGGCCGGTTATCGGCAGAGGAAGAGAACTACGAATCGGAAAAACTGCGTGAGAAGCAGGCCAAGGAACAGGCGAAACGGGAGAAACTGCAGAGCCGACTGAATCGGCTGGCTGCGATTGGAATCGGCGGTTGCGACATCGCAGCCATCGAGGCGATGGAGGACGACTGGTTCGAAACACTGCTTCGAACGGAACAGTCGAAAGCAGAGCAGCGACTGCAGGAAGAGCGGGAACGGCAGGAGAAAATCCGATCGGAAGCGGAAGCACTGCGAGCGGAACGCGAAAAACTGGAAGCCGAACGGGCTGAAATCAACCGTATCCGTCAGGAGAACGATCGACGCGAACAGGAAGCACGGGAAGCCGAACGGAAAGCAGCCGAACAGGCTCGGCTGGATGCACTGAAACCGGAGATCGAAAAGGCCGAAGCGTTTGGCGAGGCACTGCTGACGGATGCTCGTGATGAACTGGTTCGGATTGGTTCCCCAGCATGGGGTGATCAGGCACTGATCGAAGTGCAGGCATGTGTGTCTGAGATTGTCCGGATTGTGAGGGTTGGCCGGTGAACCCGCGCTGGTATCAAACCGCAGCCAATGACGCGGCATGGCATTACCTTGCGACTCAGCCAGGGAACCCACTCGTGGTTTTGCCTACGGGTGCGGGCAAGTCGCTGGTAATCGCCATGTTGGCGAAACAGGCCATTGAATTCGGGGCTCAGGTAATCGTCCTGCAGCACCGAAAAGAACTGATCGTTCAGAACGCTGAGAAGATCCGGATTCTGTTGCCAGAGATTCCGGTTGGGATCTACTCCGCTGGGCTCAACTCGAAACAGACTCAGCAGCCGATTTTGTGTGCCGGCATTCAGTCGGTGTATCGACAGGCTGCACAAATCGGTGAGCGGTCACTGATCATTATTGACGAAGCTCATCTGGTGTCGTCATCCGATGAAACGATGTACGGGCAGTTTATCAGTGACGTAATCGAACTGAACCCGGCGGCCAGAGTTGTTGGATTGACGGCTACGCCATTCAGAACCGGTGAAGGGCCGATCTGTGGACGAAAGAAACTCTTTCAACGGATCTGCTTTGAAGCGTTCACCGGCGATCTGATCAAGGAAGGTTTTCTTTGCGAGATCACAAACAAGCCGTCTGATCAGGTAATTGACACCAGTTCAGCGAAACTGCGCGGGGGCGAGTTCGTCGAATCAGACCTGCAGCGCATCTTCGGTGGTGATGACACGGTGCTGGAAGCCTGCCGAGAGATCGTTGACAAGTGCCACGACCGAAAGTCGATTCTGGTTTTCAGTTCTGGAATTTTGCATGCAGAGAACGTGGCAGACCGGCTGCGAACACTGACTGGCGAGGACGTCGGTGTAGTTACTGGCGATTCGTTTCCGATGGAACGTGCAACAGCGTTGAAACGGTTTCGTGATGGTGACCTGCGATGGTTGGTAAGCATTGACTGCCTGACGACTGGATTCGATGCTCCGTGCATCGACGCAATCGCTATTCTCCGGGCGACGCTGTCACCGGGTTTGTTTGCTCAGATGGTCGGTCGAGGGCTTCGAAAGCACGAATCGAAAACAAACTGTCTGGTTCTAGATTTCGGAAACAACATCGAGCGCCATGGAAGTCTGGACGATCGGGAATATGGACGGGCCAAAAGCCAGAAACCCGGATCCATCGAGCCGGCAGAAAAGAACGGACGCGGGCGCGAATGCCCGAACTGCAAACTGGATGTTTCCGTAAGCGAGCCGGAATGCCCGGAATGCGGGTTCCGGTTTCCCGGCAGGCATCAGGCGAAAGCAGACACTGAATCACAGTTGACGGGCGAGACACCACCGGAAGAACTGCTGGTGGAGGTCTGCCGCTGGGGCAAGCACTTGAAGCG